CAAGAAACTACCTAGAACATTGGAAGACCAGGCAAAACAATGGAAGACCTATTATAATACAGCAAAAGGTAAAGGCACTCCAGAGAAGTATTGTGAAATAGTACAGAAATATGGATGAAGCAGAGCAAATTGATAATCTTATTCACTTGATGTATGAATTACAGGAACTATGTAAGACATTGGATGACCCACGTTCAGATATCGACATCACCATTGGCACGATGATCGCACTGATCATATGTGCAGATATACCCGATGTAACCATTTTACCTACTAGTAGTAATATAAGTGAGATAGCACAAGCATGAGTTACCAAGAAGCATTCTGCAATACTACCACAGATCTACAAGCCTGCGTCAGTGATATAGATCGTTACGATCGTAAACGCGTACTCATGAGTAATTTCATCACCACCGATACAACTAATCTATATCAATTAATGAATACAGGTCATGTCGAGCAATTGTATCGTGATGGTATTGAAATGACATCTGTTGCTGATACTCCAAATGCAGATAATGAATATAATTATTCTAGTACGACTGATTCTTTTCAATTCTTCTTGTCTTCATCATCAGTCAATGCATTGAATGGCAGTGTCTTTGAAGCAGGTGAGGATTGGAATACTTTAAAGACCAGAGTGACCAAAGAGCAAGCGGACCATATCAGAAGTTTCTTGAATCGACCTATTTATAAAAGAGGTAATTCCAATTATCAAGGCGCAGCAGATAGGCCATATGATTTCATTGTGATCCGTTGCAATGCGCTACTGGCCTGCGCTGACCTGGTGCGTAGCCAAGACCCAGAAAAAGCAGACGAACTTGAGGAACGTGTTTTAGGCGATGAAGGACTACTCACGAAATTAAAAAGACGCGATTATGTCATGTGGAATGAAACATCGTTCCGCAGTGAATCTGGAGTGATAAGAGAGGTCAGTGTTAATGGCTCAACGACTGGTTATATTGAGGATATTAAATTGGTCGGTCCACCTAGTACTGATTATGATGAGGTAAGAGTAGTGATCAGTACTGCGGGTACATTCACACCTGGAACTGCATCCACGGTCAAATACGATGTTTATACTAAGAACGATACTGGCATAAGAAGGCATAAGTCAGTGGATGCAGAAGTAATGAATGGAGATTATCAAGCACTGGCATACGGTGCGCTCATAAGATTCCAAGCTGGTGTTTATACATTAAATGACGAGTGGTCCGTCACTTTTCAATCCGATGAAGTACAAATGGGAACTGTGCGTAGTGGGCAGATATATAGATAATGGCAATCACATTTACCAACATCATTTATGATAGAGTCATTGACAATCTCCATAGTATCATTGCAAATGAATTTGGGATACAGATATTTTATGACGAGCATCAAGGCAATCAGAGTTTTCTTCTTGAACCTGTGTCAGATGACCTTAATGAGCAGATCAATACTGGCATGGTGCGAGACTATACGATACTTATCAGTTATCAAGTGGATTTCGCGGGTAACTACACCAAGGAAAGTTTTAGGCAGGTTTCATTGGTTGCGGAACGCATGAAGAGACTGATATATAATAATCGTAATTACAGTGTATCGGGAACAAGGCAATTTTATAACGCTGTCATCGACTCCACTGTATATGAGCGCGATGAGGATAATGAAGATCTGCTACGCGCAAACATGACCGCTGTAGTATCAGCAATGGAGATAATAGGATGAAATATATTGCAAAAGAATCTTATAAAAAATTATCAGATGATAAGAATTTTTATGCGTTTGGTAGTGCTGCCAAGCATAATCGTTTAATGTCAGGTTTAGCAATTGAGGTTACAAACGTACCTAAAGAATTAAAATCGCATTTGCAAAGTGCGGAAATAAAAAAAGTAAAAAAGGAAGATAAGTAATGGCAACTAATTTTCAACCAAGCAATATAATTGAAGTCGGTATTGGTAGTGGTTCAAAGGCTTTAGGAACACTTCATGCCAATAGTGATACATGGGATTTTTTACAGGTGACTGATTTTAATATAGAAGCTGCATCAGCACCATTAGAAATTGCACCAAATAAATCTGGATTACTAGGTCAGCTTGCCAGTCAAGGGCATCATCGTCCAGATACGCAAATGTATGAAGTAACTTTGACGATGAGAGGTACAGCGACAGCAGTATTGAAATCATGTTTAGCTTTGTTTGGTGATGGTGCTTCAGAAGCATCGCTTACTCCAGCATCCAATACTAATGATAATAGTTCCACTGCAATGAAGCATGGTGGTACAAATGTCAATGCAGTGACTTTACTATTTGAAAATGCTGGCGCAGATGCAACAGCACTTGATGTGTCAATGGTAGGATGCTTCGCCACTTCTATGACTATGAGACAAGATGTTGGCACTAATGGTGGAGAAATGGTAGTAGAAACCACTTTTGTTACTGGATATAGACCAGTTCAAAGTGCTTATGCAGCACCAAACAGTAAAGTATTAGACACAGGCGCACCAAAAAATATTTTTGGCTTAACTGCAAACACATTAGGTGGAGAAACTTTAATTTTGAACTCTTGGGAAATTAATATTTCAAGACCATTGGTTCGAGTTCATTATCAAGATACAACAGACTATCATCCATATGGATATGTGCAAACTGGGCCATATGAAGTGACTGGGACATTAGTTGCAAAACGCGATGACGAGATTCACGACCTAGATGCAGGCATAGCTGGTGATTCCACTGGGATTATATTGGCACTTGCACAAGGAAGTGATTTTATTATTGATTGTCAAAAGGTAATGATAGATAATTCTAAGCCAGAAATGGGAGATTTTATGCTACAAAGCATACCATTCAGAGCATTTGCAGCTAGTGAAACTGCGGAAATAATTGGTATCACGATCGCTTAAATCGCGCCATTTTCATCTTAATAGGATGAACAATGAAAATCAAAACAGATCATGGAACATTTGATGTTCCAGAAATCACATTCAAAGCACGTAGAGAGTTACATCAATTAGAGGTTAAGGCAATCACCAAAAAAGGTGAAATTGATACCTCTAAGTTTTTTGATGTATTAGACTGGATACTCAATTACTCATTTACCGATCCAGAAAAGTCATTGGGTAAGTTTGATGATAATATCATTGACGAAGTATTGATGACCATCTATAATGCTTATAAGGACGTAAACCAAAAAAAGTCTTGATGCACCGCGTTGCGATGTGGATGAGTTACAAGAATCAACCAAGTCGCAACCTGTATTTCCCATATCAAGCCAAATCTCCAACGCTTAAAAAGACCATCACGTATGATGAAGACGAATTATGGAATGAGATATGGCGTATCGTAGATGAGAATAAGGATGGGAAATTTACGCTTGGTGCTGCGTTATACCATTCATTAGTATTCTGTGCCGACTCAACATACTTTGTAACGCCTGAGACCATATTTGCGCTTGAGGAGTACATGGCAATGAAGCGATTCAATCTATCTTTGGCAAATACTATCGATGAAGCAGATTATCATCGTCTAGTCATCTTTTCGGCTATAGATGAAGAATTCAATGCACTCCAACAAGAAGACATAAAGAAACAAAATGGCTGAAAAGAAATTTATCATTGAGGTAAGAAGTAAAGGATTCTCACGAGCTACTCGTGATTTTAAAACTTTAAATAAAAGCGGTCAAAAATTTAAAAAAACCACTAACCAAATGCGTAAATCAACTATTGGTTTAGAACGATCTTTTGGTTCACTGAGGAATCGCCTATTAGTCAATGCTTTTGCTTTTGGTATTTTAGCGAAAGCTGCTCAAGCGTTTTTTAAAGCGTCTATTCAATTTGAGGATGTGCAAACTCGTTTAGTTGGATTAACAGGAAGTGTAGAGAACGCAGAATTTGCATTTGAAAAGTTTAGTCGCGTAGCAGCCACGACACCATTCCAATTAGATGATGTAGTGAACGCAGGTGCGCAATTGAACGCTTTTGGCGCAAGCGCAAATGACACTATTAAGCCTATTACCGATCTTGCTGCGTTCATGGGTTCAACGGCTACTGAAGCAGCAAATGCCTTTGGTCGTGCCTATTCTGGAGGAGCAGGTGCGGCTGACATTTTTAGGGAAAAAGGTGTTCTCAATATCATTAAAGAGTTTAAAGGTATAGAAGATATAACCAACCTAACGCTACCTCAGTTTAGACAAGCAATGATGGATGCATTCATTGATCCTGAAGTAGGTATAGCAGGTAGCGCAGATAGATTATCAGATACAGTAACTGGCGCATTCAGCAATATGTTCGATGCGGTAACTAGGCTTTCGGCTGAGTTGTCAGGACCATTTCTTTCTAGTATAAAAAACGCAGTAAAAAGTACAACCGCATTTATAAATGACACTACAGCCTTTGTTCGCTTTGCAAAAGAAGGAAGAGCAGATTTTGAAACATTTGGAGAAGCGGTAGATGCGTTTTCATTGCGTATTCGTAATACCAGCGATTTACAATCACTAAATAACGAGTTGGATAACCTGAAAACTCAAATGACACTTGCGCAGCAACCTGTTGTAGAGATGCAAACAAAAATTGTCGGATTAGCACCTGCGTTCAATCAAGCAAAAAATAATTTAAAGATTTTCACTGATGATACACAAGAAGGATTTAAGAATTTAGAAGCAATTACTCCAGGCGTTGTAATATTTGAAGGCGTATTAGGTGATGTTGCTGATGCTGTACAAAAGCAAAATGAAACACAAGCCATGACTGGCACAGGCACATTGAGTTTCGCAGAAAAAATTAAGATATTAGAAGATAGAATACGACTTGTCAAAGAAGAAGAAATTAAAAGATTAGATATATTAAGCGATATTAACATGGAAGAATTGTTGCGTGAAGAACGCATTCTTGCATTGGCATCGCTCGAAAAAATGCGTCAAGATGAGATTGCAAGAACCAATGCGCTGCTTGATGATCAAATTGCACGAATGGAAAATGCAGCAATGGCCGCAGCGGGGATGTTAGTTGAGGATCCATTTGAAAAAGTTGCAGTTAGTGCTACGCAAATTGCCAATGGCATTATGGCTGCATCTAGAGCAATGGTATCTTTGCGAGATAGTACAGAGATCACACACGCGCAGATCTTGCAAACCATTGGTGCAATGATGATGCTATTTCCAGGTGGGCAAATTCCAGGCGCAATTTTACAATCTGCCGCTATGTTCACTGCTCATACAGGCGGATTGATTCGCAATAATGGTATCCAAAGATTTGCTACTGGAGGAATGGTCCAAGGTCAAGACAATGTACCGATCATGGCGCAGGCAGGAGAATTTGTTATGCGCAGGGAAGCAGTACAAAGTATTGGAGTTAATAATCTTGCAGACATGAATCAGTCAGGCCAAGGTGGTGGTGTAACACTTAATATTCAAGGTAACATGATCGCCAATGATGAATTTGTAAGAGATACACTCATACCTCAAATAGCAAAGGCAAGTAGACAAGGATTAGCATAGTATGGCTTTAAGTAACCCACCAGTCAATGCAAATGTAGACGAGAATTGGCTGTTTGATTTTACTGCTGACAATGATAATTGTTTGGAATTTGACGGATCCAATGATTGGATAAGTTTTGGTGATATATTAGGCACTTACGCAAGTTTTACTATAGAATTATGGATATATCTTGATACTGGTTCAAATGCTCCCATATTATCTCTTGGTTACCATGATAGTCCTGAAGATCTAGCAACCAACACAGTATTCAATTTAAATGTACAGGCAACAGGTGACCTTAAACTGAATTGGGAATATGGTAATGGAAGTGCAGAATCTGCTGAAGATGATGACTATGCAATGTCAAATAGTACTTGGTATCATATATGTGCCACAAGAGATGATTCAGATAATAAAGTTAGGTTTTATAAGAATGGTGCATTAGTAGAAACATCTGGCTCAACTACAGATCCTGCTGGTGGAACATCTGGCAGCGTTAATCTTAGAATAGGTACAAATCAAAATACAAGCAGTCCATCTTGGTTCAATGGTAAGATGGCCCATGTTAGAATCTGGAATGTTGCAAGGACAGATGATCAAATAGCCTATTATTATAATAGGTTAGTTGATAGTAGTGCGACTGGTCTTGTTGCTTATTGGAAATTAGATGAAGGTTCAGGAACGTCTGCTGCAGATTCAAGCACAAATAGTAATACAGGTACAATTAATGGTGATGCAGAATGGGCGATAGGTCAATTCGACCAATTCATTCATGCTTTTGGATTGTCATTTAGAGACACAACAGTTAGTTCTAATTTCTATCATGGATCAATATTAAATCAAAACATAACCATTAGAGATAGTATTGATATTACTAATGGTACATCGAAGACAGGTAATATAAGTGTCACAAGTGCAAACTTTGATCTACACAGAACTGATGTTTATAAATTACTCTTCAATGGCACTAATAATTATCACAACAAAGAAGTGCGTGTATATGCTCAGTTTGAAGGAGAGGACACACTAAGTAGTTGTCAAAGAATTTTTACAGGTCGCATAGTTGATGTCGCTTTAGACCAAAATCAAAATGTCACGATGCAGATCAACACACATAGACCTTGGGATGGTATAGATTTTCCACAAAAAAGACATGCTACTAAATATATATATGAACCAGTTGTTTACGGTGCTTTTAATTACTCAAATCATACAGATGCATCTTATGGCGGACTATATCCAGTGCCTTTAATTATAACAGAAGATTTGAAAATAAAGACTTTAATGCCTAGGTCTTATACTTCTGGTGACAATAATTATTTACATTATTATGTTGGTCAAGATTATTTCTTGGCTATGGGATCTGGTGTTTTAGATACATCTGGAACCAATACGGAGGCTGAAGCAACAGCAACGGATGGTGATGTCAATGTTTTAAGTACACCTGTGAATTATTATGCAAAAGGATACCTCGTTCCACAGCATGGTAATGATCTATATGGCAGAACAGAATTAACCAATCCTGAGAATGCTTTTAAAAAAACATCAAGTGGAGATTGGGATACAGATGCTTTTTCGTATTATACGCATCCAGATTCTAGTACAGGCGTTAATAGATACTTACAAAAGATGACAGTGCCAGCAATTACAGAGAATACTAAGATACGAAAAATAAAGTTAAGGCATGGTGTAGTACATACTGATGGTTCAGGATCAGGGCAGTTTTATCAAGTTGATTTTTTTAAAGATGGTAGTTCAGTATCTGGTAATAGAATTTATGACAACAGCACAGACGGTACTACAGGAACAGTAATAGGCACAGGATCAACTGGCTCAAATACTGAATACACATTACAAACAGCAGCGACTTGTCCTACGGAAATAAATCTTAATTATATTAATGATACTGCCGCACCTTCGCATGTATCAGAAGCACATACATTGAAATTATTTGGTGTAAAGATATTTGTGTCAATTAGATTTTGGAAAGATTATTCTGGTGGTGGTAATTCCAATAATGCAGAAGATTATAACAGTCTTAATAAAATAAAATTCTTCTATTGTGGTGGTCCAGGCTTAACTGCATCTTGGGATTCGGGTGCAATTCTTCATGGTCACGATGCACATAGAGACCTTTTACAAAGATTTGCAGGGATATCAGGTGATGATCCTGAAAATTGGAGTTCTTTAAATACAGATAGGGCAATTAATAATTGGAAAATACGATATTGGCAGATGGAGCCAACATCACTAAAAGAGAATTTAGATAAACTTGCAATGGAATTTGGATTTAATTACAAGATGGATGCTAGTGGAAAGTTGAAATATATCCATTTAAAGAAAAGTAGTGAATTAAGTGCTAGTGTTAATCTTACAAGTCAAGACATAGATAAGGTATCTTTGAAAACGACAGGATTAGACAATGTAATAACAAAATGGGAAATAGCAAATAATAAACACCCAGCACCAGATAATAAATCTGATACTGTTGTTGAAACAAGTGGAAGGAAATCTGGTTATTATACTTTTAATACAATATCAAATACAAATCGAGTAAAGTTTAACCTCGGTGATAAGGAAGGTATTAGAACAATAAATCTAGATTATAATATTGGCACAATACCATCATCAGCAGACTCAGATTGCAATGCAGACTGGTATTCATATTATAATAACATTATGGGAGACATGAAAGTATTGGTTTCCTGTGATGTGGTTAATCCAATGAAAGGTTGTCAACTAGAGACTGGAGACATCATAACATTTACAGATATGCCAGTAGAGATGTTTGGCACAAATTTTTCAACAAGTAAGTATTACATGGTAATAGAAACAAATCGCTCAATGGGTAAAGTGAGCATAAAGGCACGAGAGGTAGGCTAGTGGCAAATCAAAATATAAAGACACCAAAGTTTTTTCCAGATCTAATTAGTTATCACAGAGCAAGAGGTTCTGCGATCGGAGCAGTAACAGCAACAGATAGTGGAACTTATTTTGCTGGGTTGCAATCACAAAACACAGTAGCAGACCTATTGGACCTACGACCATTGAATACAGTTGAATTTCTTACATCAAGAGATACAGATTCTCACGTTCTATGTACTTTTACATTTGCAACTGCATCTTATAAGCAAAATTATATTGCAATATTAAATCATAATCTAGCAACGGCTGTTGGTAAGATAAGAATTTTTGCTGGTGACGAAGATGATGATCATACAGCAATTGATGGTGCAAATGCAGATACAGCAGATATTAACTGGGGGAGTGTGACTGTGAGTGAAGCAGTTAATGGTGATACAAGAACGGCTGCATCTAATGGTAAAAGTATGGTAATAGAACCTGCGACAGATGGTACAACCATCATTACATTTCCAGAACAAGGACTAAGATATTGGGCAATTCAATTTGAAGGTAATACCACCAATACTGGTAATGCGACAGATGGTACTTGGGGATCGACCAATCTTACCGTAGGTGGATTGATGATCGGTGAAGCATATGAAATGCCAGTGAGTCCTGACTCAAACCTCACTCGTAGCATAATATATGATAAGGTCAAGGTCAATGAATCTGTAGGTGGTCATAGATTTGCATCTGCGACATCTCTAGGAAGAACTGCATCTTCTACATCAAAAAGTCCTTTTGCATTAGGTACTTATGAGCAAAATAAGTTTGGTGGTAGACTTGCTTTTGATCTATCGTTCTCATTTTTATCCAATACAGATTTATTACCAGATGAATACTCTGCTTTACAATATAGCGATGATTCTGTAATAACAGATGTATGGAACATGACAGATGGACCACATCGACCAATGATCTTTTGTATTGATAAAGATTCTACGGCTAGTGGTGCAGAAAGTGAATATGTATTTGCTAGGTTTGCACAAGACTCACTTAATATGCAACAAGTCGCTCCTGACGTATATAATGTCGCAATGCGCATAGAAGAAGAGTTCTAATATAAAATAGTTCTTGCCAAGTGTTGACAAACTTTTATAGTTTCTGTCAACACTTATGAAGCCTTTACAACAACATATGAGAGAGTGTGGTTTTTCACAAAACCAATTAGCGCGACACATCGCGTTGGATAAATCAATGCTCTCACTTATGATGCGTGGCAAGCGTAAGTTTCGTTACGAACATAAGGTCAATATTGCACGAGTCTTAGGTATTAAGATGGAGTTCATTAAATGGCCTTATTAGATATTGATCATATGACATGGGCAGTGCTGTTTGAAGTGGCGTTTCTACAACTACACTCTCTCTCTCTTTTACGTCATTAGGTACTGCCCATGCTCCTCACAATACATATACCAGATAAACAAGAACGAATTAGTTTTGCACACAAGGTGCGCAAACTCTTGGGTCAATCCCAAACATACATTCCAGGTGCGCGAAAAGTCTATAAAGCAGACATCGGTATCAAAGCCAACACTAATGATGGTACATATAAGAAGATCCTTGGTCTTATCGATCGCAATGGATATACATACAACATAATAAAGGAGTAACGATGAGTGGACTATTAGAGCCTACCTACGATGTGCCTAGCACTGGTGAGAGTAGTTTCATGAAGTTTCAAAAAGGCGAAAACAGATTCCGAATATTAGATACACCAGTTATGGGTTATCAGTATTGGCAGGATGATAAAGTGCCAGTTCGCATCAAAACCGCAGCAGAAGCACCCGCAGGTGAAAAGCCAAAACATTTCTGGCAAGTTCCAGTATGGGATGGTGGTTCCATTAAGGTGCTGGATGTCACGCAATCCACTGTGCAAAAACAGTTAACAGAGTTGGATCGCAACTCTGAGTGGGGCAATCTAACTGATTACGATGTCATCGTGACACGTAGCGGTGATGGCATGGATACCACGTATACAACGACACCATGTCCTAAAGCACCTTTGACCGAAGAGGTCAAAACTGCGTTGGCAGAATTTAAGAAGACCTATGAACCCGAAAAGGTCTTCGAGAGTACGCCCACCGCAGAAGGCGAGGAAGAGTTACCTTTCTGATGCCTTCTTCCGCATCCCGAAAAGGCTATAAAGGCGAGGTCGAGGTCGTGGAGTTACTCCGCGATCTCGGCTTCATAGCCGAACGAAGTTGGGGTAGCGATGGGCGCAGCTTTGGTGAGAAGAGTGATATAGATGTCAAAGCTACTAAAGGTGACCTGACCATACGAGTGCAGGTCAAGCGTAGAAAGAAGATCGCAGGATTCTTAGATTTTAAGAATGCGGACGTAGTGATGGTTAGACAAGATAGAAAGCCTTGGCTCTGGATAGTCAAGCATGAGTGGATGAAGAATTTATTTAATAGCGGGGCCGTAGAAACCCATAAACCCGAAAATGGCGTGTCTAATGATCGTGATAGTCATGGCCCCGCTAAATTACAAGGAGAGAGAAAATGATTAATGACACTGCAAAACAGCATAGTG